GAAGCAGAGCAATATTAAGTGGCTTAAGTTGTATTTCTGTGCCATCCATCAAGGATACTGTTTGCTTTTCATGTACTGTTGTCGTCATTTATTCCTCCGTTATCGACTTTTCCAATTATATCACACTAGGGCTTTATTAATCTATCTTTTCATAGTCAATGCCCATGCCTATTCCAAATCCTGCTTGTTGAGCATTTATACCTTGTAGTGCTAAAATATCCTTAGAGTCTGTTGCCTTACCTTTGCTAAATACCCTGGCCTTCATATCTTCCCAGGCATTATTTTTATTTGACTGTTTATCTAAATCTACGCCTTGTAATGCTGCATTAAATTTTTTATTTTCATAGTCTAAATCTCTTTTTGTTGATAACAATAATACTAATTCTGGCATAGATATGGACTCTTCAAGTTCCTCAAAATTTTTCCAGATTCCAGTCATAAATACTTCAGCCTCTAATTTAGGTAAATCCATAGTCTCCCAACTAGATCCGTCATCTTTTGTTTTTATTGATGATTCTTTTTCTTCATTATCTTTTATTTTTACATCAGCGCAATACTCTAATATCTTATATAAACTTTGCATGTCAAAGTCTAGTTCTAAATCTTCTTTTGTTTTATATTTTCCTGGCCTAAATTGTTTCATTGCTATAACTGAGCATTCAATTAAAATATCTATAGATTCATCATTATCTTTTGCATTTTTTACCTGCTCAAATTTGTCCATAAATTGCTTCATGTATTTTATTTTAAGCGGGGAGATTTCAATTACATCTCCAGATAATGTTTCTATATATCCAACTTCATATACATTTTTAGCCATTAAACAATTATAGCAAACAGAAAGGCCCAGCCTTTTCAAATATGACTGAGCCTTCTGTTTTTATTAAGTTGTATTATGCTGTAGTTACAGTACGATCAATGATCTTACCATAAGAGCCTGTGCTATCTTCTGGAAGTAGACGGAATGAAACTTCAAACATTGTAGCCTCATCACGCTTTGCAGAAACAGTCACATTTTCAATCGAGAGTGCACGATATGCGACATAGATACGTTCCAAATTGGAACCCTCTTCGCAATCGCCAGTTCCAGGACCAACAGCAACAAGACCACGCTCAACTGGGCATTCGCCTAGAGAGCCTGACTTCATGTTGAATACTTGGCCTGTTGTAGTTGCTTTGTCACCAGAAATATCAGAAGTAGCGCCTGCTACTGCGATAAGTAAGTTTTCTAAAGTTGCTTCAGCAAAAGTGGTATTTAGATTTACCTGCATACCTTGCTTATATAACTTAGCAACGTCAAGAATCTGGTCAACTTGAACCTCACCAAAGTCTGGCTGGAAAACGAGTTCCAAACCATTCATGGTGTAACCAATATTGTCAAAGCCTTCCTCACCCTCAAGTGTGGTTACATAGGCTTCTCCTTCTACTGGTGTTGGGTTTCCACCCACTGCCAAAGGTCCGTCGTAAACGAAGACCTGGGCTGCACCGACGATAATATTATTACTATTACCTAGAGCCATTTATTTCACCTCTTTTTTTTCTATAGAATAAAAAGGCGTGTTTCCTCAGTATAAGTATACAGCCTTTTATTAAATTATTAACTTGGTTGCTGCCTTGGGTTCTGGCTGCCAATCTTGATTTGTAAGGTCTTTGGATTGATGGTAGTCATAATCTATAATAATCTTATTTCCCCCGTATGTACGTGCGGTGCCAAAATCTATAATATCCCTAGTCTCTTCTAACTGATATATTTTAAAATCATGAAAATAAAATTGATTGTCAAATACAGTATTGTTGTCAATTCTAATTTGCCTGTTCATTGCCCAGTTGTTTATTTCACGAGCAGACTCGTCTCCTCTATCTAATAGCCTTAGCACTGTTTCTTGTATATGAATCATAGTCTCTATTGGGTTTGACCCCTGTGCATAAAAATAATACATAACCTGTTCACACTTTATATGTGGAAATGCAGATCTTCTCATTTTTATTAATCTATCCCATGTTGCTGCTGCCCCTATTGTGCTGCTGTTAAAGTATTCAGTTAAATCATTTATTGTTGATGGAGTAGAAGGAAAAAATGGAAAATTTCCAAGCCCAGATAGTTCTGGAATTTTTTCTTCAAGATATTTGTTTATCCAAAGTACTGGTGTATTAATTGATGATGCATTTGGGCCATATAATTCTGCATAAGTCATTATTTAACCGCCTTTATATTAGCAATCCAACGATATCCTGTTTCGATACCCTTGCCTCTGCCAAGTTTAGCACCTGATTTAAGATTCTTCTTGTAGGCTGTTGGATTTTCGAAATCTTTGAGCATACCGCTTTTACGTAAAAATGTTTGTCTGAAATATCTGCTAAAGAATGAATCAAATACTTTCTCAAAGCCACGCTCTGTTGCACCACCAGGATTATTAACTACAACTGGTTGTCTAGTAAATACTTCTTCTCCATCTACTTCAAATCTTAGAGCCTGTGCATTTTTTGGTTTAATAATAACTGGCTGACCTTGTTCCATCACCATTGCCTTATTATAAAATGGCTCTCTAGATCCATCTTTAACTGATGAAGATTGTCTAAAAGAAGATCTAAAAGAAAGACCAAGACCACTCAGCGTATAGTCTATATCAAATAATCTTGCGTCTGGACTTCCAACCTGATACCATTCATAAACATGATGCAAAGTTTGTGGGCTAACTCTGGCGTTTGAATCAATATATTGCTTAAGCAATTCAATGGTATCTCTTCCTAGGTTATCTAGAAATACCCTTTTTCCCTTTTGAACTCCATCAAGAAAGCCTGTAGAATAATTAATAATATTATTCATTTCTTTTCTGAATAAATTGCTATCTAGTTTTACGGCTATCATATATCACTTGCCTGATTTTCTGACCTACGAATAACAACATTATAATATTCAACATTTCCAAATGGTCCAACAAATGGATCTTGTGATGCTATTTCAAATATAGTAGATTTGCCAGCACGTGGGCCTGATGTTTCTAGATATATCTCATTGCAATTTTTATCTTTAATGTTTGTAATAATAACATTTGTAATTGAGTTACGAGCCTCTTCGCTAGATATTCTAATATCTGTTCTAACACGACCTAATAATATTTTTTCTTGTGTAATATTAACATTAGGAGTAACTTCTTCTTTTGAAGCAGATCCTGCAGCAGCAAAAGAGCATGCTATTGTTCTATCTAATATCCATGTCTTTTTAATGTTTCCGTATGTACCCTGCTCAACTACTGGGTGATATACATCTGCTTGCATAGGAAATGCGAAGTCTGTAGTTTCGCATATAGCCATTACAGTACTCCAACGAACTCAATCGGTTTGCGGTACTTATCAAGGATTTTATCTACAATCAAATTGCCAGTACCTTCAAATACTGCCTTATCAAATTGAACTCTAAACTGATCTGTATTATATGAATTAATATAACGCTTATAATAATCTAATTTACCGCAATCAATATCATGAATTAGTAATTCTGCTGCCCTCTTGATATCTGCAGGAACTTTGTGATATCCAACCTCTAATGTAATTCTATAATCCCATCCCTTGGGAAATCCTCGTGCAGAATAGTCTAGTTCTGCAATATCTGTTGGTGAGGCGGGTAGCAGAATACGAGCAGACTCATCTCTATTAATTGCATCGCTATATGTCATTGTAATAGCAGACTTATCTGCAATAATTTCAAATTCACTAACAGAATTTTCTAAATCGCTTGCATCATAAAGTAGCACATTGTTTTCATAAACTTTAATTACATCTAGTGCATCTACCCATATTGGTAAATAATCTACTCCAAGCCCTGTTGTTTCAATTATTCTCTTTTTAAAATAAAAATCTACATCGCAAACAGAGTCAATAATTGCTCTGGCTAATTCTTCATTTGCTGCGTATGCTGCAATTTCACTTGCAGTTGTTCCATGCTCATTTGGATCTACATATGGTCTTACTACATCAATATATGTATCAGATCCATCTACAGTTATTTTATATTCTGTATCATATTCAGATGATAAAGGTATTTCTACCTTACTTGCAGAACTTGATACTAATGTTCCCGTTGATTCAGAGAGATCCGCCATATCTACAATAGCGTAGTCGTATTCAGTAGATGCTTCAGAAACATCTAGCGTTACGGATAAATCATATGGCGGAACTCTAAGAATTTGCATTTAGCGACCAAACTCCTTGGCTACCTCTTCTGGTGTAGCAATTCGTATGTGATCACGAGTCTTCCATTGCTCTGCTTGTTCTGCAGTAACAATATTATATCCTCTGCTAACCTTACCAACTCCATTCCAACTTACATTTTTAGTTGAATATACGGCAACTGTATTTTCCTTCTTTTTCTTTGAAGGAGCAGCAGTTTTCTTGGCCACTCTTGGAGTTTCTGCAACACCAATTACTCCATTTACAATAGATCCTACAGCCTGAACTGTGTCAGACGAAGACTTGCTAAAATCAGATGTAGTAATTGCATCGACTGGATCTACAGCCTCAGATATTACAGCCTCAATATTATTTTCTGCAGCAACTTCTTCCACCTTAGTTTCAGGCATAGGAGCCTCAACAACTGGCTCTTCAGCCCATGGTGCTTCTACAGTAACTTCTGGAGCAATAAAATCTTCTGCTGGCATTTCATTATTAAAAGTATTTTCTTCCATTATTTAACCTCCTATGTGAACTATTATAACAGAATACTAAAGATAAGAGGGGGAGGAGATTAACCCCTGCCCCCTCTCAAAGGTACTAATTCAGATTATGAATCTGAAGCAGCGTCAGCGTATGCAATAGCGTCTTCTTCTTCCCATTGAATACCGAAGCGGACGAATACAGTGTATTCAATTGTGTCCTTCTTCGCTACGTATTCACGGTTTACAACGATATCACGCTGGAAGCCCCATACACGGTTCTGAGGGAATGTCAAATCGACAAATCCATCTGGATAGTAAGGAACTTCTTGTACATCGATACCTAGAACACGTGTTGTACGTGCTCCACCGAATGTCTGTGCTCCACCATCAAGGTATGCTTGACGGTTTGCAGAGGTACCAGAAACACGGCCACTGAATGCTTCAGCAACTGCATCAGCAAGTGTTCCGTTATTCTTTACGATACCTGCGAAGGCATCTGTACCTGCGTAGAACTTAAGGTTGTTCTTGATTGCACGATACTTACGTGGCATTGCAAGGATAATATCCTGCATTACCTCTGGAGTCCATGCATTATCAGTAACAGTAACGACTGCTTCATGAGCGTCGCCTTCTGTTTCCTTCTTTACGAAGCCGTCCATGATGGACAAGAATGGTGCGGTTGTACCGTCACCATTGATCGCAAGATCTTCAATATCGTTAGCGAATGCATTTGTCATCAAGCGTACGAGATGATCTTCTAATGCAGCCCCCTCGACATTGTCTTCTAGTGCTTCTGCAGATACTTCCCAATCAAGACGTAGTTTCTTGGTTGTAAGTTCTACCTTAGAGAAGGTAGCGCCAGTGTTTGTGTAGTCACCGAGTGCTTGTGAAGCAGCACGGATAACACGCTCACCAACGTTAACTTTCTCAAGTTCCATAGTGTTTGCTCTCATCGTCACACGACGACCATCTTGGGCGAGAACGGTAGCATCCCAAACGTAGTCAATAAAACGACGTGCCTGTTCAGGGCGTAGGATTCCGCTTGCAGCATCACCCGAAGGATTTACGGCATTTGGACCAGATGTAACACCAAAGTTCGCATTAGGGATGTTTCCAAGTGTATCTGCACCTGGATCTGTAACACCACCAATACCACCTGAAGCGAAAGCGCCTTGTCCCTGGTATAGACCAGGTGCGGTTCCGCCTAGTTCGCCAGATTCTCCTGGCTGGTTTTTCTTAATCTCTTCCGACATATTGTCACCTCCTAAGTGATTACTTAATTAAATAAGTCGGCTGTTTTGAGGAAACGTCCGCCCCATAGGGATTTTTCAACCATTTCTGGTTGCTCCTGCACGATCTCGCCTAGATCGCCAGACTTTCGGAATGCTGTATCTGCTTCTACTGCGTCAACACGCTTTCCAAACTTATTAACTTGTTCTGTTGTAGCAGCAATGTCTTTGGCGACTGCTTCAAGAGAACTTTTTACTGCGTCTGTATCAACCTTTGAAGACTTAAGCATTTCTACTTCTGCCTGCAAAGACTTAACAGTTTCAACTAGATCGCTAAAGGCTGATGTAATTGTGTTCTTGATTTCAGCAACTGCGTCAACAATTGCTTCATCTGACTTAGATACTTCTGTAGTAACTTCTACTGCAGGAGCCTCAACAGTTTCTTCTGCCTTGGCAACTTCTTCTGTTGCTGGAGTCTCATCAGACTTTTCAGCAACTTCTTCTGCAACAGGAGCCTCAACTACGGCATCTGCCTCTGGAGCGATTTCTTCTGACTTTGTAACTTCTGTTGTTTCTTCAACAACTGCTGTTTCTTCTGTCATAGGATTTACCTCCTTCGTTATCTTAGAAGTATTAATGCCTTTAGCACTATCTACTAAGAATTTGACTATATCCATTTTTTCGTTGTCTTCTTTTTCAACGAAACCTATATTTTTCATTTCATTTCCAGTAACTGGACTTGCAACTGTTTCTTGATCTGAAACCATTACAATTCCAGATTCTGCATCATAAAAAACATTTTCTAATTCGACATCTTGTCCCTTTACGACAACATTGCCATCTACCTTTTCTACTTGCATAATATTTGCAAATTGATTTGCTGGAGAATCTACAAGACTCAACTCAACAAGATCATAATCTTTAATAATTCTAATTGTGGAATCTGATTTTTCATCATATCCGTCATCCCACTTATTCATTCTACCGCCAATAGAAAATCCTGTATATGTACCATCTAAAACTTTCTCCCAAGCATCCTGTGCACCTTTTGAAACATATGCAGATACAAAAACTCCATTATAAAACTTTTTACTTTCTGTATCAAAATAACGATCTTGTTTAAAAGAAACCATTTTGCCTACAGCAGATGGCTGGTGCATTTCACGAATATTTCCACGGAAAGCAGAAAAGGCTTTCATTGAAGCCTCTGCTGTTACTATATCTCCCTGCTTATCAACGTTATCAAGTGACGCAAAACCTGAGACGATACGTCTCTCTTTATCTACCTTCGCAAAGGGAAGGGAAAGGCGAACACTGTCGCCCTCTGTATTCCATTGGGCTTTTGATATAGTCATACTAGTATATATTATAGAGCCTTTTTTACACAAATGTTAATAAACTGTGAATAAACTTGTGGATAACTATGGAGTAGATCTACCCTCGCCTTTTGGGTTTCTTCCACTAATTGTGGCTGCCCCATCGGACTGATTATTCGTTCGTTCTCCGTCCCTTGCCCTCTCTGCATCTGGCTTAGGTTGGAAAGGCTCATCTCCCCCCTCCCTTTGTGGAAGACCCAAGATTGATCTAGCCTCATTTGGAAGCATTACTTGAGTCTTAACATATCTTTCCAAAATTTGAGATTGTGCTATTTCATCGGTCAGGGTGAGTTCTTTAAACTTTAAAACAAGTACATCTGTTTTTTCTTTAACAATCTTATTTAATATTTTTTCTAATTCTTTTTGGGCTGGACGTGCTACCTGCTCTTTAAAGGTGCGATCTTGAGCCAATGCTGCTGCAATAGCCCCAGAATCTCCTCCGCCTATCTTTGACAAAGGAACTTGATGTGCTATTAAAATATCATCTCTATTTTGCTTACGATACTTTTCAAAGGATCCCTCTTGTACTCCATTTTCAATTGGCTCCATCTTAAAGTCAACTTTGTTTGTATCGCTATCCCCTGGAAGAGGAATATAAAGAGTTCTATGAGACTGTCCTTTAAGTCCCGTTTGTAAAAACCTAAACATCTTATCTTCAGCATCTGCAGAAAGTCGTGCACCCTTTAGTGTCACAACATAACGAGGGACAGCCTTATTGCTAAAGTAGTCAATGTTATATTGTGACGCTAACTGGTCTCCATGGAGCGAGTTTATTGCCGACATTATATCTGGTACACCATAAAAAGTATTTAAAGGCGAATACTGTTTAAAGTGTATGATTTCATTAGGCCTTGGATCTGAAGTTACTGGATTAGCATTCTTCGCACCAAAGTTTCTAAAATAAACAACCTTTTGTCCAATGATTTGAACAAATCCGTCACGTAGTCTACGAACACGCATTGTGGTTGCTGGTATATGTCCAATATATCCAATTTCACCACGAGTAGTTCTTCCTATTTCTAGATATCCATTTCCAACTGCTTGAACATCTGTGTAAACCTTCATCATTGTTGTTGTAAATGAATCATCATCATTTAATGACTCTATCCATTCGTGCATCTCAATCTTTGCACGTTCAATTCTATTCCTTGCTCTTTCTACCTGTCCAGCATCTTTGTTAGACTCTAAGCGAAGCATTGTACTTGGAGATACTTCAAAATCATAACCTAGGCCAACAATGTTTTCTACCTTTGCATCAATTGCAGCATGATTAGCAAAAGATGTGTCATAATAATTTGCAAGTTCGTAAACGTTCCATGGTGGAGTAATTACATCAAATAATCCATACCCATTACGATATACAGTTCCTGGATTAATTTCTTTTGACTTTGCATCACCAATACCGTGCTGCTCTGCCCTAGCACTATCAAGATATCCCTGAGTAGGATCATTAGGCATTGCCTTTTCTACTAATCTAGATGTGCGTCTTTTAAAATTATTGTCCATTCCAGAATATGATTTTAATTCTGACCATGGTTTGTTAAATGGATCTTCATTTTTAAATTGATCTAATGGATTAAAAAGATCATCTATCCTAGCACCTATAGTAAACTCTTGACTATCTGACATTAGTCTTCAACTCCATACTTTTTAATTGTTTGCTGTGCTGCATGTACGGCTCCAAGATCATTCATGTTTGGAATAAGTCCTTCTGCCATTCTTTGTTTTTGCTCTGCGTACTCTTCATCACTTACTCTGTTAAGCCCTGCAAAAAATACAGCCTCTCCGTCTGGCTCGCCATAATGGGCTGCCACTTTCTTTAATTCTGCTATTTTTGATATATCGCCCTTCATGGAAGGTATATTTAATACGTTGCCCTGGCCGTCTGTAAACCACTTTCCATTTTGTTTTTTCCAGACATATATGCCCCAGTCGTACATCTTATCGATGACTTTAATCTTTGACTTACCAATTTGGTTAGGATTTTTCTTTTTCATTACCAATAGTATACCATATTATACTGGGTCTGATATTTGTGATTGCCATAGCAGGTCTTTGAATACTGAGTATTCGTACTCCTGAATACTAAAAACACGGTCATCATCAATAATTATTTTATTTGTTCCTGTATACGCCTTATAAAGATCAGATGGATTTACTCCATAATAACTAACTGAGGACTGGACTAATACCCCTTGCCACAAATAATATTGATTCCAGTACTCCCAGTCAAACAGTCCTTCTAGGGCAAACTTTACCCTTGCCCATGGCCTTTTCGTTACAGACTGAATTGCCTGAAGATTTGTGGTCTGATAATAGGATAGGCTATTAAAAATAATAGGACCATTTATCATAATAGATCCAGCGTATGACTTAAAGTTTAAAATACTTGGGAAGCCTATGCCTAGCATCGCCCATTCATTAATATTTAATATAGGCTCCTTAACAATTTGTCCATTTAGATAAAATACAATACCATCATATAATGCACCAGTGTTTCCATCTATTGCATATATTTTTGCCCTTTTACCAGTTGGGTGATTTGCTACCATATAAAATTTAATAACTTTATTTTTTGCATTTATTTGCATAACCTTTGTTGGTGCATATGGGAAAAAGTCTCCATTAAATCTAATCAAAGATTGCATTGCCATAACTTCGTAGTTCTGTGTTTTGCTTGAATTAACTGGTATGGCTACTCCACGATTAATAAGTGGATCATAGTCTCCCCGCATTTCTAGCCCTGAGTATCTTGTCAGATATAAGTAAGGTGATGACCCCTTGTATATGGTGAAAGGATTTTTTGCTTTATAATTATAATAATATCCATTGTTAACATATGGATAAACATTAGTACCAAATCTGGTACCAACATTGTTTGCTGTATTGTAATTAAATGCTTGAGATGCCAACTGTAGATTTTTAATCTTTACTGGCTGATATTTAATTCCATCTACCTCAAATTCTAAATGTACTACTATTGCAAGATCATTAAAGTCGGCACCTTTGGGTGGATAAATAATTATATTATCTACAACTTCATATTTTGTATTTATCCATTCGTCCCCTGGAGAAATTACGCCATTTTTGGGAACATCTTGTGTATTTGCAAAAAATCCATTAGTTGCATTTGCCCCAGTTTCTAAATATTCAAAAGTAATATATGTTTTTAGAATTGCATCTGAGGTATCATAAGAATAAGTTTTAATAGATTTTTCTGCTAAGTCTTGATAATCTACATAACCAGTATATAAATAATTATCTAGTGCTTCATAAGTTCTTTGAACTGGATAAGAATATTCTGCTACAAGTTCGGAATAAAGCCAGCCATCTTCACTAACAGATTCTGTTTCTTTAAATTTTGTTGGTGCTGGATAATTTATGTTAAACTGTATAAAATCTAAACCAAACTTACTATCCCCATATTCATCAGTTATATACTGTCCAAAGTATGACAGGGGAATATAATCTTTCCAAGATCCCCTAATATCAACATCTAAGTAAAAACTATCAAAATAGTTTTTGGGCGTTATTCCGCAACTTGGGTTATGATTTGAAAGTTGGCCTGCTAAAAATGTATTATAAGACCCTCCATCCAAAATATACTGCCAAAATAACTGATCTGCATCTCCACCATCATACTCAATGCCAGGACCATAATTATTAAAAATATTTTCATATTCTTTTGGTACTCCAAATGAGTTAAACAAATTTGCAATATCTTTTACATTCTTTTCAGAACATATCCCTATTTTATATATATTTCCAGTGAAGGTCTTTGTAAAATCTTTTGTACCTCCTACATATACCGACAAGTTTGGACTATTAAAAAAAGATGTTATGTTATTTCCGAAATAGTCTCTAAATATATCTATTTCAATTCCTACCGCAAAAATATCTTCATCAGGTACAGATAATGATTCATAAATAACTACTGGATCATCTTCTCCATATTTTAAAATATAGTTAATGTCATTACCTACACACTCTATTGAAAAATAATTTGATGACTGATCTTCGAGTCTTATAAGAACTTCTGTTCCAGAATATTCTGACGGTTTTTTAAACAAACCATAAAATGCATGTGGGACTTGACCATTTAGAGAAAAATTATTAAAATATAAATATGAATTTATTGAGTTCCAGTCTTCAGAAGGCTTAAGATTTAAAAACAAAGATTCTTCGTTTTGGATTACTGCACAATCTACAAGTAGGTCTGTTTCTGTTTTTGAGGCATCGTCTATAACTATTTCTGGTATGGCAAATACTGGAGATGTTAAATAATTATCTTCAACAACAATATTATCTAACGATCCCTGAGTCCATGAGCCAAGATCTGGATAGTTATAATTTTTAGTATAATCTGCAAAGGCATAATCAAATAATACTGTACTTCCTCCGTAGGATGCATTTAAGTTTTCTGGATATTGAACACCTTGTCCATAAACAAACCTTCTTTTTGCAACCAAAGACGGGACAAGGTATGGATAAATTGCCACACAGTCTAATTCCACTGGCTGAATATCTGTATAAGCATAAAAGCCTATCCAGTCTTGATCTTTATCAAGTTCGTTTAGTTTTTCAGGCAAAGACAAACTTGAACTATCCAAAACTAAATTTATAATTTCTTCTCCATTTAAAAGTACTGTTGATAAGTTTGTGGAATACCTCCAATGAATTAGCATTGGTCTTTCCCATTGTCCTACATAATAGGAAGAATATTCGTTGTTGATTTTTAATATTAAGAATGATCCATCTAGATAAATACCGTCTGTAGACCCAATTGGCCCAACTAATCTTTTTGATACTGAAGAAGAATTATTTGTTCTTAACCAAAACTCTAAAGTAAATTCCTGATATCTTCCGCCATTAGACAGCATGCCATTAGAAGGCACTATTACGCTTGGCTTGTTTCCGTTATCGTATAACTTAGTTACATTTTGAGATCCAAAAACCATTGGAACTCCAAAATTTTTAGCGGTCAAAGAATTATCTTTTATTAGATAATATCCAAAATCTTCAGATAGTCCATATGCTGATGCTTGCACAACATTTGAATTTTCTAATGCAATATTAGATGGAAGAGTTATTGGCGTGACGCCCAATGAACTTGATTGAAATTCTTCTGCCCATTGACCTATAGTTACCCCGTTAATATAAAATATATAATCTGATAATTCTTCTGATGTGCCCAAGTAATTTATTTTGATAACTAGCCTTATTGTAGAGTTTTCAAATTGGGGACTAAAAGTTTCTGAAAGAAAATACCATCTATCTTTTAGTGATGCGTCATATGTCTTTAAAACATCAACATATGTTTCTAGAGCATCATCATAGTACCTATATCCAATATCAATACTTAAAGCATATGGGCTTGCAGTATAAAAATAGGACCCTATAGAAAATGTTTTAAGAATTTGATTTAAATTATCTACATCAATTATTTCTGGACTTACCAGCGTCATAGAAAATGTTTCTGACAATACTGCTGTTGGCGTAACTTTATTAATTATACTATCTGGAAAAGGTGCATCTAAAAGTTCTTCTGTTTCAATAGATGATCCATTGTCTATTGACCATAAGGACATGTCTCTGTTTGATTCAGATATTAATGATACATAGTCAGCCTGATCATCTAGTGCCCACAAAAATTGCGGATGTTCCGCATATATTTTTTCTGCATATAAATTTGATAAACTAGACATTATGAGTATATTTTATCATACTAAGCGTGTTACCCAACGAGGGCAGGTATATCTTATACCGCTCGTTATTGCCTTTACCCCATGGATAAAATCTGGAGTATCTGGAAAGCATACCAAGTCTCCAGCATTAGGCTTTATATTAATATCTAATTCTGGGAAATAAATTTCTCCGCCATCATAGTTATCATTTATATATATCAGAGTTGCAATATCGTTTGGCTTTGTAGAGTCAAAATGCTCATGCATTCCGTATCCTTCTGAGAACCTGGCCAAATGTGTCTTAGAGTTGTCGTACTCAACAAAGGTTCCGTCGTAGTTTTCTGATACAAACTTCCATACTTCTAGTCCATATTGATCTAAAATATTTTTTATGTCTGGATCAAAAAAATTAGCATGATACGTAAACTCTTTTTCGTTATTTCCGTATTCAGCAAACTTGTCGTCATTTTCTTTAGCATATAAATAAACATTTGCTGCATCAATCATATTCATAAAACCTGGAATATGTTTGACAAGGCTATTCATAAAAACCTTTTATTTCCCAGTCATCCCAGTGAACCGTGTCATAATCAACATTTGGATCTGGACAAGAACCTACTGGAGACATCCATGATTCCGAAACGAACATATAACCAGAGGTTATCTCAGATATACGGTGACGATTATCCTTAGTCTCTGAAAAGAATACTAAATCTCCTGGAGATGGCTTTATACATTCTCCGTTTTCTTCCCAACAAAGCTCTCCACCTTCAAAATCATTATTCCAATAAATATAAGATCCGTAAGTTCCTTCTGGTCTTTCTGATGCGTAATGAAATCCATCAGTTGAATCAGTTCTAAACCTAGCAATATAATGTTTTGAAAACATGGGCGGATGGTATTCTTTGTTTACCTCTATTTTAGAAACTAACTCCCAATATGCTTTAGAATATTTAGAAAATATTTCTAATATATTTTTAGGCATTTCTCCCCTTGTATGAATGTCAAATGGGGCACCATTGTTAAATAAGTTGTTGTGAAGTTCTACGTGATTTTCTTTTGTATGAAAATTTATAGTCTTTATGTATTCTTGAATGACTGATACATCTTCTAAACTAATAAAGTTTTTTTCAATATAGTATTTCACGATATTTTTATTTCACAAGTATCAGTTGTACAATACATTTCTCCCTGTGCCTCCAAATTCTCGACGCCATCATAAATAGCAGACCAATCGATCTTTTTAATCTGACCGATATAACTATTATACTCTTCTTCGGTTATTTGAGTATATGGTTGCTGTGGATAAATCGTATTGCCCATAGGTAGAAATGAAACAGCCTTTAACTGTCCTTCGTACATATGAAGAGCGGGCGCTACATGCTTTGCTTCAGTCTCTTTGTCAAATGAAAGCGTTACAGAAACGCCATTGTCAGACCAATATTTCTGAGCAGTAGCAGCAAGCGCAATTTTTTCAAATAGAGTAACATCTTTTTCAGATCTTGGATGTCCAGAGTGAACTGGGAAATATACGACAGTTGTATTCGCAGATACAAGGTCATCTTCCATTTTATATCCAGCAGCCTTGAACAAGTGAATCATTGGGTCAGTATTCCCAAATCTAATTGCTCTCAAGAAATAATCTCCGCCTGGTGCCCAGTGAACTCCTGGCGTTGCGCCAGAAAGAATTGACACAGACCCTGATGGCTTAACAGTTGTGACTCTAATGGATTCACGAACGCATAGCCACTCTGAATATGAATGATCATATTTACGGATAGTCTTGTATCCTTCGTCCATCCATTCACGCACAACAGGCAAGCCAAACTTGTCTGAGAATGAAGCAATACCTGTAAGCGATGTTCCAATGCGACGATTACGCTGCATAATTCCATTTGTTTGCTGCCAGTGTGTTGGAATCAGCGTTACCGTCTTTCCATACAAATATGCAAACTTTAATGTACGCAAGAAATCTTCTTTAGACTCATGACGATTTAGATGCACTTCAACCAAGGTACATAATTCGTATGACTCCAATGGTTGCTCCGCACATGGGTTAAAGCCCATGACACGATAATCTTTTCCATCCTTTGGATCAGCCAAACGACCATAATTTCTAGCCACATCAAGCCAAATAAATCCTGGCTCTCCATTATTTACTATTAGGTCTACATAATCTTCGTACTTTGTACCTACCGTCGCAGCAATGGAGTTATTAGACATCCATGCCCACCCTGGATTTTCTGGATCAAATGAATTGCGCTCTGGAAAAACCTCAGCATTCTTTAAATTCATAAAATCTTTATCTTCTGCTGCCCCCAAAGCCAAGGTAGCAGACCTTCTAACATTTCCTGATACCACGCAGGTACCGATAAGGTTTACAAGGTCTACTATTGCTCTTGAGTCTAGGGTTTCTCCTGCTCTATCGCCGATTACAGACCTGATCTGCTTATGCAACTGTATAAGTGGTGCAGGGCCACTTGCAGTACCCCCAAAGCCCTTAATAGGGGCTCCTAGTGGCCTAATAAGATCATAGTTAAACTCTTGTATATACATATTAGGCTTTAAAAATGAATTGATAAGTAATCTAACAGACTCTACCCATCCTTCACGAGTATCTGGTATTTCGTATACTTGTGGTGGTTCTGTAGGACCATAAATAGGTAAATTTTTCTCCCCGCCCAAAGTATCAAAGCCTACGCCTACGCCCATCATTAGGGCATCCATTACCCAACCAAATAGTTGTCCTGGATCGTTACGATCTATGTCCTTTGTGGAAACCATAGCACAGTTCTGTAAAGCAGCAGAGTTTTTCTTTTCCATAGTAAGAGCAGTACCGAAAGACCATAGGCCTCTTCCTGGTGGAGTCCACTTTAATTCAAACAAACGCTGATAAGCCTCTTTAGCAGAGGCCTGTGCTTTATAGTCATTCCATGGGAGTCTATTTTCTTTAGCATGATTCTTCTGAGCCGAATACATACCCTCGATTACTCTACGACAAACCTCATGCCATCTTTCTTTAGTTCCATCCTCCTTCATACGGGAGTAGGTACGAATAAAAGTAATCTCTCCTAATGAATTACCACCTGCGTCTGTAAAACCAAATGGAGGTTCCTTTGTTTTATACTCATTTATAAACTCTTCAGACAAACGAAAACTAAAAAAATCAGACATTGATTTGCTCCTTTAAAAACTGTTATTGCTTAAGTATACCAGAGTTTTTATTTTTGTAAAACTCTCATGTTATTGTTTACGTTTAGATTTACTTAAAACTCATCTTTGATGAATGAATTTGTGGAGAACATCTCAAACACATAGTTAGTTTTGCTCCAGTTACTGGACACTGTTCTGTTTTAAGATTATGGCCGATTATCATACAAATAAATTTTTTCATAATTTTATCCATAGATCTGTAGGGATATCAATATTAGAAGGACATATATCATAGGCTATCGTAATTCTTGGCTTTTCATAAAACCAATCATCTCTGCCGTGTGGATGGCCTGTTTCTGAAACAATTGCTCTATTGTTTACATTTTTATTTTCAAATAAAACCTCATTGTTTATTTTATAGAAGGTAATTGAAGGTTCTGCATATACGCAATAATAACCGTGATAAACTGGAGCACCTTCTCCACCCATATGATCATGAAAAAATTGATCGTTTTTTATTGGGTTTACTCTACTACCACCCTCTGGTTTAGGATCATAGTTATACCAACCGTGAATCATGTAGTCCATTGAATCATAATCGTGTCCATAATATTCGCAAGCCTCTTTAACTATGTCCCTTAAGCTATTCTGTAGATTTTTAATATTAGGATTGTCTAAACTAAATATATTATAATACATTCCTAATTGTGTTGGAGCACCATTATGTTTATTAAAATTAACAACTTTATCCTTTGGAATATCTTCAATTTGTCCGTTAAGGATTTTATCTAAGAAATCTTCTAAATATAAATATAAAGATTCAGTATTATTATTTAAGATTCTTTCAAAAAACTTATGCGGTGGCTTCATTGCTATCATGCTAAAGGTATCCAATGCTGCTCTTGATTTTTAGCAAATTTTAAAATATCTGATAATGGAATTATGTCATATGCAACAGTTATTCTTGGTCCATCCCAGTCCCAGTCTGCTTGAGCATGAGGATGACCCATTTCTGAAAGAATTGCTCTATTATCTATATTTTTATTTTCAACCTCTTTATCAAAAACTCGATAATATGTAGATGATGGTTCTGCTTTTACACAATAATATCCGTGAAAATTTGGCGCTCCAAAAGGACCATGATCATGCCAATCTAGTTTACCTTTTTTAATATAATTGATATTAAACCAGCCCTGAATCATAAATTTTTGTTTTTCAAAATCTAAGCCATAGTATTCGCAGGCCTCTATTGTCATATCTTTTACATTTTTAAATAAATTAAATAGTCCAACTGAATGAAACTGAAATACATTATATTGTCTCCATTTCATCGTAGATACACTTTGTGAAGATTTCCATAATTCATTTTCTTGTATAGGTGTTACACCAGTTACCTGAGCCTGCTCTATCTTTTTATATCTATCCTGAAGTTCTGCAGCAAGAATTGCGAGATTATTGTCTAGGTGCCTTTCAAAAAATTTATGTGGCTGAGTAGATTTGCTTACACTTTTTAAATCAGTTGACATATTATTTATCATATTTACAGTATATCATATTATAAAATTGTCCACTCTTCTTCTTTAAAATTTCTAACAAAAGCAGATGGAGCAACATAAAATTCTATACATTTAGACTCAGTTTCAGAATAGGTTTTATTATAAAAATGATGTAGGGCAATAACTAAATCATTTTTATTTACAGAAATATTATATTCATCTGTTTGATTTTTAAATGTTTCTAAAACATTGTCGGTTAAATAATATTTACCAAAAAAATTAAAAAGCTTTTTAGAACATAAACTATACCATGTATTATTTTCTATATTATTAAATATTCCAGAAATTTTATAATCTTGTTTTTCAAAATTAATATTTTGCTCTTTGCACAAATTCTGTATTATTGCTTTTATATTTTCTTTTAAAGAATTTATATTAAAATCATCATATTTAAATATATTGCCAGAAAATTCTGTATTTTCAATATTATATTTTAATCTATCAATAAATATATTTTTCATTAAAATATGTCTACTTTCTTTTTATAAAAAAATATATCTGGATACAGCATTTGTTCAAAATTTTTAATTTCTATTGAATATTCAGAATTATTTTCTCCAGTAGGATCTAGATCTTCTCCTGTTGCCCTAGCCCATAATTTATGACCAGCTTTAGATGTAGTAGGATAAAGTTTTAAATTTTTACCCATATATTTTAAAAATTCAAACCCTTCAATCATTAATGCAGTTCCTACTCCAGTTTTTCTTAGTTCCTTTTTAACAAAGGATCTATCTCCAATGACATCCATATTTTCATCTGCTTTACCCCAAGTGGCATAACATTCTGGGTAATCATTTAATAAGTAATCTCCATAGAAAATACTACCACTTTCATATTTATTATTAAAATATACCTGACACAATCCATCAAAGTTTGGATTATTTTTTGGAAAAGCAAAATATATCCAGGAGCCTTTTAGTATTTCTGGATATGGAGTATCCATATACTTAGATCTATCTACTTTGATCATATATACATTATAGCATGTGCTACTGCATATCTGGTCGTGTATCGTGTACAAGCATATTTTCAGTAAAGAAAATATCGTATGGTTCGGTGTTGATTGACCAAACCTGGTGCTCTGCTTCATATTTTTCAAGAATGGACAAATCGACCCAAGAATTTTCTACCAATGACCAGACCATGTCTGTCTCTAAAATATCTTTTGCTTTTATAAATAGCGCAGATCCATCTCTTTGTACTAAAATTCCATGAGATCCAGAGAATCCATCTCCATTTATAAACACTAGCAAATCTGATGTTCCAGTAACTATTTCTGTTATTGTAGTAACTACAGTATTGCTTAAATCTAATTCATTTGGATTAGATAGATTCCATGCTAAAACATCTGCTTCTGTCCAACCACTTTCTGATAGACCTGGTAATACAACCGATAGGACTTCATCTCCAACGGCTAACTCTTCTGCTAAAACTAGTCCTTGTGGTGTTCTAACTTTTGTGTCTCCAAATAGGCTTTTGCTTGCTGGAACAAATCCAAATGGCGAAAACGGAGAAAATCCAAATGGCGAGAATCCAAATGGCGAGAATCCAAATGGTGAGAAGCCGAATGGTGAGAAACCGAATACGCCGAATGGTGAGAAACCGAATACGCCGAATGGTGAGAAACCGAATACGCTGAATGGTACAAATGAAAATGTTGTAGTAACAGATCCTGAGTTTGCTGATGTTGCAGAAGAGCCATTAGCATTGTCTGCACGAACATTATATGTTTGGGCAGTTCCTTGTTCTTGAGAAACATTTACAGATGTATTTGCTGTATTTCCAGATTTACCATCAGAAGACGTCCAATAATAATTTGTAATTGCTTTACCACCATTTGCTGGAGCAGACCAAGAAACTGTGTCTGTTCCTGCTGATGGAGATGAAGCACTTGGTGCACCTGGTGTTGCTGGTACAGTTGTAACTGTAACAGCCCCAGAAGCAGTGGAATTTGCAGACGAACCATATTGATTGTTTGCTTTGACAGTTACTGTAATACTAGATCCACTAGGTATTCCTGTAATTGTTAAAGGAGAAGATGCTCCAGTTGCTGTTTGACCAGTACTGGCAGTTGCTGTATAAGATGTCGCTGGGGTTGATCCATCTGATGATGCTGTAAATGTTACAGTTACTGCACCATTATTATATGGACGGTTTGTTCCAACGTCTGAGATTGTTACTCCTGTTGGAATTCCTGGCACTGTTCCTAAACGACGTACCTTGGCGTTACCGCCTTTACCTTTACCTCTACCTGCTAATGGCATGTTCTTCTCCTTTTAACTAATTAAATTTAAGCGACAATATCTCCAGCAAGAATCCAAACATTTGTATCTCGCTTGATTAATGTTGCATTTGAATATTGTGTACGAAGTTTCTTTCCTGGTGTTGCATATATTGTAACTCCAGAACCTTCTGCAATTGTTACCTGACCTGCACCCTTTTGGAAAATATCAATATAAGATCCTACTGGAAATGCTACTGATGCATTTGGAGGAACAGTAATTGTTACGCCAGATGCTGAATTAACTTCTACCATATTTGTTGAATCGCTTAGTGCCAATGTATAACTTGACGCTTGTGAATTAAATTCATAATATAGTGCTTCATTAAGATCTGACTGCTCTAATTTCAAAGCAAGGCTGTTTGTAACAGTTGTTGAGAAGTTTGCATCATCTCCAAGCGCAGCAGCCAACTCATTAAGAGTGTTTAGTGCTCCTGGTGCTGAATCAACAAGTGCTGTAACTGCTGAATCAACATATGCTGTTGTAGCAACTTTAGTGCTATTATCTCCAGCATTTGCTGTTGGGGCAGTTGGTGTTCCAGTTAATGCTGGGGACTCAAGCGGAGCCTTTGCAGCAAGATCTGTTGTAAGATTTGTAATTGATGACTGAGAAAGAGTTCCATTGATCTTTGCATCTGTTACGGAACCATCAAGTGGTGTTCTTTCATCAGACAAACGAGCATCATTTGTAAGAACAAGATCTGCTGTATCTGCAATACCATGTACGTTTGTTGTATCGATATTATGTGCACCTACTGCATCATTTACAGTTGTTGTTGTTGCTAATACAGATGTATCTGCAATTCCATGAACATTTGCTGTTAAATTATTATGTGTAGAAACTTGATCATTAGCATATGTTTGTGTTGCAAGTGCTGTTGTATCTGCTATGCCATGTACGTCTGTTGTTTCAGAATTATGTAATGATATAGCATCACTGAGATTTGTTTGAGTAGCCAAATCTGCAGTATTTGCTATTCCATGAACATTAGTAGTAGTTCCATCATGTAAATCTACTACTTCTGTAACTCCTGTTGTTGTTGCTAATACAGATGTGTCTACAATTCCATGAACATTTGTGGTTACGTCATGAGCTGATATTGCAGCAGTTAATACTGATTGTACAACAAGATCAGCAGTATTTACAATTCCATGTACATCTGTTGTATTTGATGTATGAGCTGTAAAGTCTGAAATATTTGCTTTTGTTGCAAGAGAGCTAACTACTGATGCTGCAAAAGAAGAGTCATTATTGATTGCATCTGCAATTTCATTTAATGTATTTAATGTTTCTGGTGATCCATCAACTAAATTGCTTACTGCAGTAGCAACTTTGCTATCAATTGTTGCCTCAATTGTTGCTGTGTCAAAATCTTCTGCATCTGCAAAATAGGAGAGAGCAGACCACACAGAGGCACCATTACCAATTTTAAATTTACCAGTGTCAGTTTCAAATCCAATTTCACCTGCTGCTAAGGTTGGATTTGCTGCAGTCCACTGTGCTGCAGTACCTCTACGTTGCTGCATTCTAATTGCCATGTTTATTTCTCCTCAGTACAGTTAAGTACATTATATATCATTTTTTATACTCCGCCACCATCGAGGACTAGATTTCTATCTGCTAGTGCCTCTATAGCAGCATCAACAAATGCTGTTGTTGCTACCTGTGTTGTATTTGTTCCCAATACTGCTGTTGGAGCAGTTGGAATTCCAGTAAGATCTGGTGAAGCCAATGGTGCCTTTAGATTAAGGTCATCTTCTAAGTCAGAGACTGCGCTTGCAAGTGCTGCTGATGCAGTTGCTTCTGCTGCAGCCTGTGCTGCGTTAGCCTTTGAAGTAGCGTCTGCTGAGGCAGTACTAATTGCATCTGCTTCTGCCTGATCAGCATAGGCCTTAGTAGCAAGTAGTGCTGTATCTGCAATTCCGTGTACATCGGTTGTATCTGCTTCGTGGTTAGAGAGATTTGTTGCCACTGTAGCAAAAAAGTTAGGGTCATCATTTACGGCTGCTGCAAGTTCATTAAGTGTATCTAAAACTCCTGGAGCGCCATCAATTAAATCTTGAATGGCTGCAGCAGCATCGGCTGTAAAGTATGTTAGTGTATCCCATCTGCTACTGCCATCACCAATTTTAAATTTATTAGTATCAATTTCAAATCCAATTTCACCTGCTGCAAGTATTGGGTTAGCAGATGTCCATGTCGCTGCAGTTCCTCTGCGCTGTTGCATTCTTGTTGCCATTTTTTATCTCTCCTCAGTGGGGTTGCCACTTTTCTGTCATATTATAACATTGATTTTAGTTAAAATTATCTGTTGATACGCCACCATCATAAATTAAATTCCATGATGATGTATTTGGATCCCCTGCATCTTGTCCAGGTGCCTGTGGATCAGTTGATGTTCCAGCATCAACAAATCTAGTAACTATAAAGCCATTTCCATCGATTGAAGTATCATGAATGTGATCTGGAAGGTTTAATGTATCCTGAATGGTTGCTACTGTTAGCCAAGAACCTTCATAATATACATTCATTCTTTCAACAACTGAGTCAAACCATAAATCTCCATTTTCTGGTGATTCGGGAGAGGTAGATCCGACAGTCATGCCGCTTGCTAGTGCATCTACATATGCCTTAGTAGCAGCGTGTGTATCTAGTGTAGGTTCTCCTACAACTACAGATCCTCCGAAACTACCGCCATTAGTGACGACTAGTCCATTTTTGACCTTGAAATCTTTATCTACTGTTGCCAAGATCTACCACTCCCTCTTTTATTTATTTTGTTATGCTAAAAGTGTACCTACAACAGTAACTGTTGAGTTATTGTTGA